TCGGTTACCTGACCAAGCAACACGATGATTGGAATGCTAATCGGTTGGGCCAAGTTTGTCTCTGTCACCATACCTACCAGCCTGGCCTTAGGCGCCCACGCTACTGGTTGCGCCAGATCAACCTCTGCAACCATACCGACCAGTCGGTGTATCGGAGCCCACGCCACCGACTGAGCTAGATCGGTCTCGGTGACCTGGCCAATGACCTTGGCCTTTCCTCCCGTGATCCCCTGAGCCAAATTGGCTTCTGTTACTTGACCAATCCCTTTCGTCTTCGCCTTCGCTATTGGCTGAGCTACGTCGGTTTCTGTGACCATACCGACGGCGATGAACTGCTCTGTAACCGCAGGTGGTATAACAATCGTGCAACTGATCTCGGCCTCGTCTGTAGCGAGGTTACCGGGCATTGCTTGAAGCCACAAGACCTGAGAGATCGAGGATGGATCAGCATTTGCATAACAGTAGCCTACTCCAATCCGTCCACCAGGGTCCTCGTTATTGATAATCTTTGTGTGGCTAGTCGGAGGGGAGGCCGAACCCTCACCCGTCACATTATCGTCTGTCTGAGCACTGAATCGAAGAGCGAGACTATCTGTCTCGTTCACGGTAGCAGACGGCAGGTCCATGTCGTCCTGGTTAGGTGTCCCCGCCTTCGTGCTCGTCCCTACCGTCAGCTCCCCCATCGTCTCGGTTGAGCCACTCAGGATCGTTGCTTCACCCCACCAATAGGAAGAAGCATTACCGTTGCTGACGACGGGGTTTGACTCACTACCACCCGAAATCTTAGCAAACGCCCGGAAGGACCCTGGCCTACCAAGGCCAGTCACATTGACTTGACTCAAGAGCGAGGTGTAGCCACTTGGTACACCCATGGCAGAGGTCGCTCGTGAGACAAAGACGTTAAGGACAATCAAATCGCCGCTGACATTACTCGGGAGAACGATCGTGACGCTGGTTGCAGCGCTGGCGTATGATCGTCCACTCCTTAGATAGCTCGGCCTAGCCATCTTTTAACTCGCTCGGTAGAACCCCGCTGTTGCGATCTGCGCGGTGATGTCAGAACCATCCGGGGTCACCACGAAGTCATGCATCGTCATGGGCACGATGTTGGCGTCGGTGCCACCAGTCGAGTCGTTGTCGTAACAGACGATAAGGTCCTGCCACCCGTCGCCGGCTACGATATTCGTAAATGTCTGGTCCGGAATGTCCAGGTCCATCCGGTCATTGCCCTGGTCAGGGGCCATGGCCACGAGGTCGGTGTCCACCAGCTCGATACGGGCGTAGTTGGTGTTCGTGACTTCGTTGGTCGCCCCAGAGACCAGATCAGTTACAGTAGTCTTGTCCTTGAGGACAGCATCTGTCTCGATGCCCGTTGTGGCTAGGATGAGGATAGTGAGCACCGCGTTGGCCGGATCGTTCAGGTCCACGCGGTTGTAGAGCTCGGCTACCCTCCCGAGGGCGATGTTAAAAATCTGGTCAGCCATTACCCACCTCCCAGCAACTTACGGAGCCAGGATATCTGCTCCTTAGCGCCTTCGCTCACCTCTCCCCGGACGCACTCGTATGCGTTGATTCGGCAGTAGCCGGAGGGGTTCCGCTTGTCTGGGGACACGACGTCCTTGTGGACCGATAGGATGTGAATCCGCGACTCACGCTCACCGTCCTGCTTCAACCCACAATGACAGCAGTAGTGCCCTGGTCCCCTCCGAATGGTGTAGACCAATGCCTCTGGCCTCACATCAAGGACGATCTTGTCCTTCGCAAGCATGATCCACCCTTCCCTGATGCCCCGCTCTACTATGCGGGTAGAGAAGGTCTGCTTGTGCGGGTTGGCCTGGAGCACCACCAGGTAGTCGAGGGGTGGAAGATTCAGGCACTCTCCCACAGGTCGTGCAGGGTCGATCAGCTTGCCGTCCACATGGACGTTCTTGATGGCCTCCCACCCAGGAGGCGTCTTGTAGAACCTCTTCAGCAGCACCCTATTCCTCCTTTCTATTCGTGATAAACGTACAGTGTACCGCTATCCAACACGGTCACCGCGTACCCTGGATAGAATTGCTCCTGGATGTTGGCCAACTGCGACTCGGCGTCGGCCTCGCACCGGCCTTCCCAGATCACGTTATCGTTCTTGTCCACCACCTTTACCAGTTGGCCCGCGGTGGTTGGATTGAACCAGTAGAGCCTGGTGATCTTGATGCGACCTGTTACTATCAGGTCCGCGCCAGGCGTGTCGATCTTGTGCGGGTTTGGTGCAATATTGTTAACCATTTGTCGCCTCCATCCACCGGGTATATATCCGGAGGACATCATCTGGGTTTCTCCAACCCGACACCATATACTCTCTGTTCTCAACCATTTTAGGTGGAGCCCAACTGGTTGACAGTTCCACCTGATGCGGAGGCCAGAGCATAAACGTGGGCTTCCGGAGAACGGTAGAGATTATGCCCAACCCACTCGAGAACCCCACATACCTGTCCACATGCTTCAAGATTTCGACAGCTGCGCCTATGCTGGTTTTGCCGACTATCTCTCTGTGCAGAAGTGCCTTCTTTTGGAGTTCATAGGCCAAAGAGGCTGTCAGGTCATCCCAGAACCCACCCATTAAGAGTACTGTGAACTGACCGTACAGCTCTTTGACCTTACTTATGAAATCTATCCACTCATTCACCTCCCACGTCTTCCAGGCCTCGCTGCCACGATACGAGGCGGCTGACAAGGCCATTATTGGTCTCTTTAGACCTTCCAGACACCTGTACGCTGCGTCCTGGTCTGCATCGCAGACAGGTATCTCATAGTGGTACTCCGTAGGAAGGTCGGGCAGCCAATCCGCCAAGGGATTTCCCCTCTCCAAGTGGTAGTTGGGTGCCAACGGACACTTCTCCAACTCCTTGATAGCCTCCCACGTCACCAAGTCCTTATTGAAGCTCTGGAATGCGAAGATGTCTTCATATTTGAAGACGCCATACTGGGCCGTGGCAATCCACGGGAACAACTGGAGGAACTTGACCGTCCTGTGTGGCCATCCGTCCGCCACCCGGAGGTGAATCTCCCTATCCTTGACGTGGACCAGCTTCGACAGTATCCAGCTCACGTCTCCGATGCCTGACGGGATATCGAAGGTTATGCTCTGCATATTAACCTCGCTGCGCCGTAGGGTCCCCCCAAACACTGGCCGAAGTCTATCAACGAGCAGTTGGGGAGACCAAGGTCCCGTATTGCGTCGTCCACCACCCTCATGTAAGAGTCGTGAACTATAATGTGCTTCACCCCTAACCGAACCGCCTCTCGACAGTCACCTAGGACGCTCTCGTATGTGTGGCTACCGTCGTGGACGAGCAGGTCATACGGCCCTACCATGATAGGCAGAGCTTCCTCAGACTTGGCGACGATTCCCTTAAAGAAGTCCTGAGTGACAATCTTTTTAACATCCCTAATGAGGACGTTGCTTCGCTCGTCGTCTATCCCCACCAGTACCTCTGGCTTAGTCAGTGCAATAGCAGCCGTGACAGGCCCTGGTCCAACACCCACCTCGATGATACGCTTGTATCCCTTCTCCATAATAAACTTATAGACCGAATAGGGCCAATCCGGATACGACCCGTTCTGAACCCACTCGTGGATAGACCAGAACCAGAGGCTAAACTCGTTTGGACTCAGCAGCCTGCCGCTGTCTGGCCAGGAGGATACGGGCATCATCTTCTTCCTCTCCAAACCACCGATGCACTAACGCCTTTCCGTCGTGGGTGACCTCGTCCCCTTGCCAGTAGATAATGTCTGACGCCTTCCAGGCGTAATATGAGTCCGGTCCGCTGTGGCCAAGGTACACATAACTAGCGTCCACCATGTACTTGTCCACCGCCCTAATCTTATCCTGCCCGGCCAACTGATTAAACGGCGCCTGCTCAATCAGCAGCAGCCTAGGTCGCCACTTCTTCAGATCAAATCCCTGGAGGACTGCCAAATCGTGCCCCTCGGTATCTATGACGACCAAATCTATGCCATACTGAGCATAGTGTGGTATCAGCCCCAACAGAGTGTCAAGAGTGGTACACGGCACATCTATGTAACCTTCAACAGACTCAGATGAATAGACGTCCTTTAGGATACAGTCGTAGCCTGGCTCTATACTCGAGAAACGACCGTCCTTACACGCCAACAACTGAGCCCGACCGTTCCGGTTCGAGGCAGCGGCGTTGCAAAGTATAGCCTTCGGTCTATTCTTCCTCATCTCCAGGAAGGACTGAGGATGCGGCTCCAAGCATATCGAAGTCCACCCAGCCTCCTCCAACCCATTGGTCCAACCCTGGCCATTGTGGGCCCCTACCTCAATCGCTAGACCAGGCTTCGGGTGCCAATCAAGGAAGCACTGCGATACCAGTCCATTCCTCATGGCTTCACAGACATCAGCATGAAGGCCGGGTAAGCGTGCTCTATCAAACTGATCTCCTTAGGATTGACAAACCCGGCGATCTTAAGAAGGTGACTCAAGCTCCTCGGCGTATAGCCCCAGTTGTGGTGGGAGTAACGGTTTTTGTGACTACCATAAAGCAGCCTAGCCACCCACTCGTCGCCTGTAACATCGACTGAGTCAATCAGCATCTTCAAGATGCCCATTAGGTCGGGTACATCTACGAACAGCTGACCACCCGACCTCAATACTCTATGCCACTCAACCAGCACCTTGCCGACCTCGGCCCTAGAAAAGTGCTCAACCACCTGAACCGTGAGAATGCTGTCTACCTCACCACTCCCGTAGGGGAGATGTGCAGCGTCCGCGTAGGCGTCAATCACACAGTTACCACTCCCTTCGAACAGATTATGTTTGTAGTATCTGTCCAGAGTGGTCAGGTTCTCGTCCCTTAGATCAGCCCGGATGCCAGCGAAGTACACCCCCTCGTCTCGGTAGACGTCTATGTTGACCCAATCCTTCAGGTAGATGTCCCCGCAGCCTATGTGGAGCTTTAACACTTCAACTCCTTCAGAATAGAAGGATTGTCTGCGGCGAACTTCTCAGCCAACCCCCCCAACCTTTGGACACTCTCTGCCCATGTCTCACCGTATGCCTCGTACCATTTCTGGTGGTACGTATTCCCCCTAGCGGTGGTCTTGGTTATGCCCATTATGTACTGAGCCACAAGGGGAAGAGCATAGTAGTGGTCTACGGTGCCCGCCTTCTGGTGCCAGAGTACGTCAGTAGTGGGATAGTATAAGGTCGCAAGCTCTCGGTCCCACGCCCCTGCAGACAGAATCTTGCAGAAGTCGTAGTCCGCCTTCCTATTAGCAAACCCGGAGATGTAGGGCCTAAGCGAGAAGCCAGCCGAGACTGTAACAGCCTGAAAGCTGGGCTTCTCAGGATACAACTCCCTCCCCGGGAATTCGGGAGGCGCCCCGTGGGCGTTTATATTGTGGTAGTACGCATCCCACACCTTCCCGTAACACAGGGCAATATCCTTGGAGTTCCTAAGTGGCTCGGTTATCTCTCGAATATACCGAGCGGGCTGTGGAGGGAATATCACGTCATCGTGGACCAGGAGTATAATGTCTTGCAGGGAAGCAGAATCCAGAAGATGTATGACGCCCTCTATAATGGTACACCAAGGCTGTATGAAAAATACTACGTTGTGGTCTAGACAGACATTCTTGAGACGGGCTGTATAAGCACCATCCCCGCAGTCCGTAATGACCACTCTCACATCTTTTCGTACTGGATACAGGCTACTGAGGCATTGGTGCAACTTGAACCACGCCCCAGTAGTCTGTATCCATATCTGAACGGCCTCTGGCCGCATAATTGACCCTCCTCTTTAAGGTCTACTGCTGTCCAACCACGGTCCCATCGCTGTCTTGGTCGGTGGGAGCCGCTGTGTGAATCCTAAGGTTGCCGGCGCTGTCTACCCAGATGTAGTAGGGTGTCACAACACCGGCATCGCTGACGGAGTCGAGAATCACGCAGGCCGGATTGTCTGCCAGACCTGGTGTCTCGACATGGAACTTCCCGTGGACCTTCTCATTTGGAGAAGCCACGGCGGTGTAGTTCTTCTGACCTGGCTTGCTGAGTCTAGCCATTTGGCATCACCCCCTATGCTCCGCTGGAGCCATAGACTCCACGCGCATCCCCGTGACCGGAGATGAACCGCATGAAGACTTTGAACTTGGCATCACCCGTGTCGAAATCATCGCCATGATCGTAGATCAACTCCTGACGCCAGAAGAAGTTGATGTCATGGTCACCCTTGTTGCAGAGCATCAGCCACGCGTCGGTGTCGGTGAAGTAATGGCAGATGAAGTACTGAAGCTCCTCGTCCATCAAGGGATTGATCTCGTTGTTCGCGGTATATGGCTTGTAGCCACTACCGAGGATTTCTCGAACCACCCACTTGTTCTCAGGCGCAACTACGAGAAACCGAGGAATCAGGAGCATCGGCAGGTTCTTCTCGTCGGTTTGATTCTCGAAGTTGTCGATGGCCGCTTGCAGAGCCGACACGTCAATGTCGGTGTCTGTGGTGGGCTTGTTGCCCCAAGTGGTCCCGTCAATCCGCGTGTGTGCGATATGACACAACGCCAGGCTGTCGAACCCTTGGTACTTGGTCGCCGGTGCGGCCGCAAAGGCATTGTTGAAGTTCGCCCAGAACGCCACCTCGATGGCATTGTGAGCGGAGCGACCCAGGGCCTTCGGGGCCTTGTTGATCACCCCGTACAGGTCGTCCTGGTACATCTCGGTGGTCACACGGTAACCTAACCCGTATGACTCGTGGGTGTACCGCTTCGATTCACCCTGCGCGAGGTTCTCGTAGGTAGTGCTTACGCCTTCGGCCTTGGTAGGCACTGTGGGCAGGCCAGCGAACCGGCGATCTTCCTCGTAGTTACGCTTTGAGGTCCCCATGTTGGCGATGTGAGTGTACTCCGTGGGCCTCTGCGTATAGGACTGGAAGAAAATCTTTCGCTGCCCAGGTGCCAGCAAAGCCGAAAAGTTAGCCGTACGGTCTGCAGCCAATTATACTCACCCCCTTTCTGTTTAGGATGTGCTGTCGAGCTGTCTCCACGGACCTAGGAACATGCACAACAGCCGGCCCCCGGTGTCCCCCACCACGTCCTTCGCGGAGTGGGCGATACACCGAACCCGGATGTTGGCGTTGGTGCCGTCGTACACGGTCACCCGACTGTTCGAGGTGTCCCGGTAAAGCGCAAAACCTTTACCACGGTCAGTCGCAGCGGTCACCGCACGAACACCTGAGCTGTCGGTCAGGTTGAACTCGAAGATGTTGTCGGCGTTGGCGATCTCGACGGAGATGTTGCTGTCGCCGGCTGAGCTGTCGTTGTGGCCATCCTCGGCAAACAGACCAAGGATGTCACGGGGGTTGTTCCCGCACTCCTGGACATACCCAGCGTTTAAGAACGCCAACTCCCCCCGTACCGCGGTCACTGAAGCCGCCTCAGGCAGCACCAGGACCATGGGGTTGTTACCGCTGATCGTCTGGACTACTTTCGCTGCTTGATACCCTACTGTTACCAAGTTTCCTCACCCCCTTTACGGTAAGAGTGTTAGGTCAATCCTCGTCCGGCTGCTCTTTGAGCTCGTCCATCATGGTCCTTCTCGCCGGCCCCTCTGGTGCCGCGTGGGTTACTGAGGGCTCCTCTGGCCTCTCCAGTTCACCCGTCTCCTTACTGATCCCGGCCCCCATAGCGAACGTTGGCTTGCGGCCGGCTGCCCCTGGCTTCTCGATCTCCGTGTAGCCTCCTCCCCTTTTGGGGACTCGGTCCACCTCGAAGGTCCCAAAGCCAGCCTTGTCTCCTTCAGCGTGGAAGTCCTCCTTCGACTTAGCCCTCCGCTTAGCGTCCATGTTGAGGGCTGCTTGCTCCCTGGCCTGCCTTATGTGCTTCGGGCAGTACATCAGGGTTTTCTTCCCCAACATCCGGTGCCCCTCCGCACTGAGGTGCGAACCGGCCTGCTCAGGGTCGTCTTTACCAACCGGGAGATAGCCTTGCATCTGGCGCTTGCTAGCCTTGTCAGCTGACGTCCAGCGGTAATGCCGTTCGTCCTGCTTGCCACGAACCTCGTGCGAGTCCGTCTTGCCAAACGGGTCGCTGATTACCTTGGTCTCTTCGGCCATTATTTCACCTTCCATTTCTTGTACTCTTCCTCGTCCTTGAACACGCCGTCGTCCACGTATCTCTGGCAGACCATCTTCTCCTCCTCCGTCAGCGGAGCCACAGCAGGCCCCCCAGGAGGCGGTGGAGGAGTGGCGCCCTCGATGACAGGAGGTTTAGGCTCGAATTCCTTCCGTATAACGTCCTTCTCCTGCTCGATGATCTCAGGCAGATGCTGAGCCTTGACAAGATTGAAAGCCTGCACCCAGGCATTCGGATTAGCTTTGGTGACGGGGTCGACTGCCTTCATCAACTCCGCAGCCTCGTCCCCATACCTCGTCCTGTCAGCCTCAGACACCTTGGCCAAGCCAAGTTCCCTGGCCACACCCGCCTGGGTGTTGTAGTAATCTTGAAGCACAGGCGTCATCCTACGATTGAAGTGCTCGTCGAGAGTCGCACCGGGAGCGGTGTAGATACCCTCTCGAATCTGCTCGTAGGTCTCGGCCTGTATCTCCGCAGCCGTCCTCTGAACTCCAGGTACGGGCGTACGCACTACTGGCCGCCTAGCCGCTTCCTCGAGCCCAGCTGCCTTCTCGGCGGCAGCGGTGACCTCGTCCCTCGCCGCCTGTGTTGCTGTCTCTGAGGTCGCGAGCTTAGCTTTTAGCTCCTTTACTTCCTCAGTCTCCACCGGTGGTGGATCAGGCTCTTTCAGCAAATCCTTTGGATCCGCCATTATGCTTTCCCCTTTCTAAATTCAGACATCCAGATTTCCACTTGCTCCAAGCACTCTTGAAATCCGAGCTCCCGCTGCGCCGCCGAGACCCTATCATCCTGGAGGCGCTCCTTGAGGCGGTCCTCCGACAGGCCCCGCTGGAGGTCCACCCATTCCGCCAGCCCTGCCGCCTGCAGGAACACCACCCGGTCCTCCTTCGACAGGTGGTCCTCCATCCTCACCTCCCCCGAGCGCGCTACCCTGCTCTGCCGCCGCCCTCAGGTCCTCCACGTTAACCGCAAAGGTCTCGGGGTCGGGCACTGCGTAGGATTGCAACACTCTTTCTAAGAGTTTGCCTGACTTTTCAACCAGCTTCACCACGAAGTCCTTGATCCCTGATGGGATCTCTGGCTTTGCCAGGATTCCTGAAACCTCCGTGAGGCGCTCATAATAACTCAGAACAAGGTTAAATAATGCCAGGTTGTTCTGCTTCTCAACTTCACGGTTGATCGAGGCCGAGGAGGCCGAGACATCGAGGCCAAGACCAAGGCGCGCATACTGCTTAGGGACGGTGTACTGCTCCATCTTGCTACCACCAGGCTGGAAGAAGTCTATCGTGTCGGAGCCGTACTGCTGCTCGAGTAACAGCACCTGCATCGCCAGCTCTGAGAAGGAGTGCCTGATGTCTCGAATGGTTAGGTCGAACCGCTTGTTGCCCTCCTGAATCAACGCCAGCGTCGAAGTCGCGGTCGCCCGGTGGCCAACGATGGCTGACTCCTGCCCTAGGTTGTAGTCGGAGACACCAGAGCGGAGCTGAGCAAGGTCTTTGATGTACCCGAGAGCGGCGAGGACGGATGGGTTGATGTCCCCCATGTCCATCGAGGCGAGGTCATCCAGCCTACCCAGCATCCACAGCTTGCCTGGCCATATCTCCTCCTCCTCTTTTACAGCGCCTTTTTTGCCCTTGAACATCTTGGTGTTGGCCACAGAGGAATTGTCAATTGCCTGGTTGATCTGGGTGCTGTAAGCCCTCTGCAAGTTCCCGACCTGCCAAGCGA